TTACAGTATCATACTTCTCGATAGCTCTTAACAATAGGGTGCTGCTATCCATTCCACCACTTAAACTTACTACACAATGTGCCATAATTTACTTATTTAAAATTTGCCAGGTATTTCGCGTATAGGCTAACGCTTGTTTAATTTTACATTTTATATATAATCGAACATATGAAAAAAGAGTAGAAAATCCAACCCCTCCTATTAAAAGAGTTAATAAATTTGGATGATAGTGCTCTCCACAAAGTCCGAACGCATGTTTTATAAATTCTGCCATATCTTTATTCTTCTACAAATTCTGGTTCACTATAATCATCAATTGGTTTATCTCTTACTAGGTCCCAATCTGCATCATCTATAATTTCTTGTTGGAGATCTTCATCACCTGTTTTCCACTTTGCTAGTTCTTCTTCTGTTAAGATATATTCTTCCCATCTGAAGTTTGCATAATTTACTGTTCTTGTTAACTTTGCCATATTATTCTATTACAAATTCATTATTAAAAATTTCTTGGATTTCAAAAAATTCATCTAAAAAGTCTTTAGTATATAAAAATACTTCTGTATTATTAAATTCTAACAATCTTTTTTTATACGGTTGTTTTTTAAGTCGTGCATAAGCATTAACTTTTAATCCTGTCCCATCTTTATCTGGGTGGCCTTGGTAATCATAAAGTGACATCATAACTGTTTCTATTTTAATTATTAATATGTTTTTTAACTATTTCTTTAAATCTTCTTGTATTATGAATAACGTTTAAATAATCAACTTTTTTAAAGTCAATATCAAAATAATCATTCATATTTGCTTTTGGTTTTGTATTTAAACCATTATCATTATACCATATACCTTCTAAAGCAGCCATTACTGGATTAGAAGTATCAATTGATTCTATTCTTGGGTTATTATCATACCAACCAAATTCTTGTGGGATTGAACAACCTAATAAATGGAATTTAATATCTTTTAATTGCTCTAATTTAAATAGACCTTGTACAAATCGTACTCTACCTAATGCTTTTCCCATATCTGCGTTAGTATGTGGAAAGAAATCATTATACCAAGTAGCACCATAAGATACACATAATTTGTCATATCCTAGTCCAGCTAATAGGTTAGCACACAAATATGCTTGGTTTTTATTTTCACCTTGAATTACAGCTATGAGTTTAGTTTTTTTAGGATATTTAAATTGTTTCCAATATTTGGCTTGAGCTGCTGTTTGAGAACAATTCATCCAAACATCTGGTACTATAAATTCATTAGGTTGTAATTCATTAACCCAATACCTTAATCTATCATAATCATATGCTTCTCCTAATTCATGGAGTGAATTATCCATGATTACATATCTACCTGTATCTCGGGCATTGATGAAGTATTGTTTATACTCTTCATCTATATCTAAAAGATGAGGTAAACAATAGTCATAATTATTAAATTCTGGGGATGCTGTTAGTAAACAGCGAGGTACTTCATGTGATACTTTCATTTATATAACTTTTTTTGGTCGTCCTCTACGCTTTAAAGGGTAGGGCATTGGTACTATTTTGTATTTCTCTTCTATAATATAATAAAGATCTATCAAGGAGCCACTACATTCTAACATTTCTTTTTCAACTTGTTCTCTATCGCATCTAAAGTATTTTGTAAACTCAACTGTCAGAGAACGTAATCGTTCGGCTTCATCTTTTTCAAAATCTTCCATCAAACGTTTCCTTCGAGCTCTAATGACAGGGGTTTTTTCAAGATATTTTTGATAATCCATCCCACATTCTTTTAATATATCATTTAATTGATATTCAACTTGGTATTGTTGTGCTCTATAACATGAATAATCAAAATCACCATTGAATATACGTTCACGTAAGGGCTTTCGATTATCAAGTGGTTTGTTTTTTGGTTGATAACTTCTCCACCACCTAAATTGGTTATAATTTATTTTCTGATATTTAGATAATTCTTTATCTACTTCTTTTCTGGTAAGAGGGATATCAAACATATAACTATAATTGAAATTAATAACGCATGTAATGGGAAATTAAACATTTGTAATAACACCCAAAATAATGCTTTGATTAATAGTGGAATAAATATCATTGCTAATATGAAAATTCCAATAAATAACGACTTTTGTGCTAAGTTGTTCATGACCTTTATTTTTTCTTATACCTAAATATACGAACCCTTATTCAGGTATCCACATATTACACAAATAACTTCCAATCTTCTTCTGCTTTTTTAGCATCAATTTCATAAGGGTGGTTACCATAAGTATAACCCATATTATAATATCTTTTCATCCAAGACCCAGATTGTAAGTAATGTATGTACTCATGGATAACTCCTCTAATTACATCCTCAACACTATCATTAAAATCGGAGTATATAAATAATTTATTTGTTTTACGATCAAATTCAGCTTCTGCAGGGTCATCACCTTCCATATCTGGTTCTCCACTTAGTCTAGCAAATATATTTCTATACACTTCAATTGGTGGGTATTCTTTTTTACCTAAACCGTAATGAGCCCTAATTTTAGGGTATGCTTTATTTGCTATTTGTAATATTTCTTTACTTTCCATTTTCTTTATAATCTATAAAAAATCCAATTGCTACTATTAAATTCATTCCTATTGATGCCCCAATTTCTATCAAATCATGGAAATTATGAATTGACAAATGAATATGACCTACAACCCAAAAAGGAATTGCTAAATTTTGACTAATCCAAATTATAAGAAATTTTAAAAAACTTTTCATTAATAAATTTTAGTTAAATCATCATCAAGGGTTGAAATTATACTTTCTAATACCTTTATTCTTTTTAAAGCTTTATCTACTTTATTAGAACTTCTAGTTACTCCTACAATTGAATTTTTAAGTTGTTTTAATTCTTGTTTTGCTTTGAATAATTCATTACTATCAACCTTTCCATCCTTATTTAAATCTAATTCTGAGTAATGTTCTCCGTCATTCCCATTTTGGCCTATAATTTCCATTCTTCGTTCTGCTTCTTCCCAATCTTTTATTTTTTCAAGATTATCTAAATTTTCAAAAAATTCATCTTGGGTTTTTATTTCTTCAGCATCTTTTACTTCAATGTCTTCTAAATTATCCCATTCTGAAAATTTGTCTTCATAGTATTCCCCATATAGATTTTCTTTATATTTCTTTTTTGGGTAAGCTTGTGCAAATGAAAAATTAGCTGCTATTACAAGAGATATAGCAAGGGGATCAAATACAAATATTATAATAAGTAATAACCAGTTTATGATTTTATCCATAGGAGTACCCGTCAAACCAGATAGATACTGCAGTGGTCCTAATTCTCCAGCTACCTCATTATTATTATCTAATTCCAGCACTTGTAACTGAAATTTCTGGAGGCTATCTGATGCTACTGTTCGTTTTTCTTGCGCCAATTTACGATTCTCCTCCTCAATATTAATACGATTCTGCGCCATTCTAAGCTCAGTTGTGGAGATTGTTGTTCTAAAGCCTCCAGATACCGTGGTGTCTCGTACTTGGATGGACGAAGCTTTTGCATTAGATAAAGTACTAATATTACTAGATATTCTTTTAATTTCTTCATCATATCGATTTACATCATTTTGGTAAAATTCAATTTTCTTTTGAATAAAACCTTTTTGATTTTCTACTGCTGATAATTTAGAATATGTTTCTTGGTATGCTGCACTTAAAAATCCATAAATACCCATACTAGTAATTAATACTAATATAATAGTAGCAATAGATAAATAGGTACGTAATGTTTTATTAATTGTATCCCAATACTGGTATAAAAGTGAAGCAGTAACTAATTTAGCAAATTCTAATGAACCCGCCATTATAATAACCTCTAAGCTAGCCCCAGCAAATAGTTTGCTTAAGCCACTAACTGAATAGAAAGCGGCCGAAGCTGAAACTGACAGGGCAGAAAATCCTATTAGGAATGGGAACATTCCTTGTTTTAATTTCTTAAGCATGGTGATAAATATAGTAAAAAAGAATAACTAAGACAACTTATTCTCTAATTCCTTTATGTTTATCAATAGTATCTAAAATTTTATTTAAAACAGATGTTTTAATAAATCCAGCCATTGATGCATTTTTTACAGTACTTATTAATTGGAATATTACTAGAGGCATAAGCATAGTTTCACTTAACCAACTAGCTCCGGGAATACTTTTTTCTATAACTAATATTAAGGTTAACATAATAACCCAAAAGATTAAAGTTTTTAAAATTTTAATTGCTTTATAAGTTTTAAATCCTTCTCTTTTAATTCCAGCAATTATACCAAAAAACCCATCAGCAAACACTAAAGTAGTAATGGCTAAATATTGTTCTGCATTTTGCATTGTTAGTTCCATAAAGTAGGAACATATAAATCCTATTGACATACTTGAAGTTAATATTGCTAATTTAAAGGTTTTCATTTTATATTATATCTTTACTTTCTAATAATGTATAAGTAAATGAGTTACCCCATATTTCTCTAGCTGTTTGACATATATCTAAAAATTGATGCCAATCATCATTATCTGCTATTACTTGGCAGCCTGCAGACCATTTATCTACTCTTGTAGACTTTCCTCCAGCACGTCCAGTAGCTCTATGAATGTTAATTCCAAAGATACCTTCATCTACATTTTCTTCTAATAGGTCATATTTGTTGTCTCTATTATTATCTCGATATACTTTAACTGGTTTCTTTTGACCTAAAGCTAAATATTTACCAGCGTGTAGTCTTAGTTTATGTGACCCTCTATACTGACCTGGTTTTAATATTGCTACTCCTTTATCATTCATTACATTTTCAACCCAATGTGTTCCTGGATCTGTAGTAGCCTTGTAGCAATAGAATTTCCATTCACCATCTTCTTTATATGATATAGTAACACAATCATCAAATGCATTTGTTACTCTTCCTTTAGTTTCAGAGTTTCTAACTCCGATTATATTTACATCAAAGTCACCTCCAGTAAAGTATTTATATCCTTTACTTTCCATTGTGGCTTGAATTTGTTCTCTTGTATAACAACTCATAATTAACTACATTTATTTTTTATTTTATTATATAACTCCTCAGCATACCCTGCTGGGTCTTCTATGTGTTGAGCAGTAGATTCCATTTTACCTATTAAGCAATTTTTAAAGTGTTTACCACTTTTACCTTTTAGTAAAGTTTCTATTGCACATGCCTTCATCCAAGTTCTTGGATCATTTCCTTGTACTGAGGTCTTTACGTCGTTAATTGCTATAATACACTGTACTGCGTCTGCCATATTTTTTATCTTGTTGTAAAAGTATGTAAAGAAAATAGGATCAATCCTGAAAGGAGAACTCCTAATATGGCTCTATCGTTTTGTGTTACTTGGGTTCTATCTTTTCTTTCCCAAGATGGTTTAGTAGCTCCACAGCTAAAAGTAAGGGTGCTAATTAAAAATAAGGAGATTAATTTTTTCTTCATTTTATTCTTTTTTTCCACCAAATATTTTACCAGCTTCTGCTATTCCAAAAGCTCCTAGAGTAATAAATAAAAAAGAATCATAGATAAATTCATTTATCACTAAATCCTTTCCTAAATATCCTGTAAGTAAATCTACAATAGCAAATACTACCATTACAGCAAAAGATAAAAAACCAACTACTGATTTTTCGTTGATGTTATTGTCATCATCAAATAAATTTTTTAAGGCCATCCAATTACGTTTTAAATAATTTAACATATAATAACAATTTAGTGAAACTTAATTTTAATCAATTATAAATATTAATTAAAAGGCGCTCATTATGAGCTCATCAATATAATCTTGTACATCTTCTTTAGTAGCAGCCATTTTAAAACTAATGTCTGCTTGAAATCTTTCTGCTTCTTCTCCATCTTGAAAAACAATTATAGTAGGTACAACTACTACTTTATATTTTGCTGCAAGAGATGGGTCGGCTCCTATATCAAATCTTTCTAATTCACAGTCAGATAATTTACTTACCCATTCTATGTCATTTGCTTTATTCCATCCGGCATTAAAGTATTTTACTTCTACTTGACCAAACATTAAATGTGAGGTTAATAAAAGTAAACTACTAAATATAAATTTTTTCATAATAGCTTATCTTAATTTATCGATCTTATCTTCAATCCGCTTCATGTCTTCTTTTAACTCCTGCACATCTTCTTGTGTGGACATAATTGTTTGACGAATCAATTGATCTTTCATGTCATATTCCATTCTAGTAACATCTGGTGGGGGAGCAATAGGTAATTCTTTTGCTTCCTCTATGTCTGCTTGTAATGCAAACCACATTCCTACAACTGTAGCTATACCAAATGCAATAGCACCTAGTGTTTGTATGCTAACAGTAAAGCTTGTACTTTCGCTTAGTTCTTTTGCTCCTTTTGCCATTTTTTAAAATATAATATAATTTACACCCATTGAAAAATTATGCCAGTTTCGATTCCAATATTGGTTATACGTTCCTTCAGCAAACAACCCTAAAGATTTTGTTAGTTTATAGCCAAATATCAAACCACCTGAGTAGTCTATCCACTGTCCTCCGTTAAAATTATGAAAAGAAAATTGATCACCTGTTTGTATATGGTAAGGCATTACATTACCCCAAGCATGTAACCAAAAGTTCTTCGTATACTTATAATAATCAAATCCTAATATTAAGGAATACTCTAATCTTAATGGAGCTGCATCTGTTTTCTTTTCTACATAATTAACTAATACTTGAGGAATAATTACTTCTTCCCATACTTCAGTACTCGTTGCTACAATATTACCTGATGGGTCTAAGTATGTCTCTCCACCTATTCCATCAAATTCTACTTCATATCCTTCTTGAATAGCTAACCAGGTATAATGTAAATTACCATTACTTAACATCCATTCTTGTAGTGGATCATACCCATAAGGTTGAGCTAATCTTTGAGCTGCTCCTATATTAACAGAAAATTCTTTAGTAATATTCTTTTTATATCTTTGAGATGCTTGAAAATATTCTATATCAATAAAGCCACCGACAAGATATTCTACTTTAGCTACCCAATCATCAGCTACATATCTTAAAAAGTGATGTTGATCTAGATATTTTACACCCTGTATTCTTCTATAATCAGCTTCAAATAAAAATTCAAATCCT